AATGCTTAGTGTAATTGTTGCTGGGTCATTATTTTTATAATCCATGTTATTATAGTTTGCTGATTTAATAAAGCAACCATATAATTCCCATGATTCTAATATATTTGGCAACAATGTTCCATTACCGCCGTCTAGAATATCATAGTTAATTTGAAATTTATAATCTTGACCAGTTGCAGCACTTGCTTGCTCTACAAAGTCAAATTGTTTCTGTAGTTGTTGACCAACTAATTTAGAAACATTACCTGATGCATCATCACGTAAATTGATTTGTGTTTCTTGCCATGCATGTTTACCTGCTAAGTAAATCTTACTGTTATAAATGTCTAATGCTATTTCTTCAAAAGACACGTTAGGTCTTTGAATATCCATAACCTGTTTGGTAAGTTCTTGTGTAGAACCACCTGTACCAAAATTAATGAATAATGCTCTAAAACGATACTGTAATTTTGGCATCAACAAACCCTGAGAACTCGGGGTGTTGTCTGAACCTACGGTCATGTTAAAAAGTGAATTTGAGGCTACTGCCATATTGAATCTCCTTGATAATATTTATCTTTAATAATTGTCTGGTTTGAGCCCATTATTTCAATTTGGCAATGCCACCAGTATTCAATATACGCACAGGAATATAAATGAATTCTGTTGATTTTACTGGTTCAATCGCTATGTCTATCCATAGTTCGTTTCTGTCAATACGAGCAGGTGTGTTGTTAGTTGAATCACAAACAACCAAATAATCGTATAGACCACGTTTAGCAACCAAGTCGATGAACAATGATTGTACAACACCTGTTACTTGTGTTCTAGTCAATGCATCGTTTGGTTCGAATATGAACGGACGAGTTGCAATTTGTAATTGGTAACGAATATACGCTATCAATCTTCCAACATTCGTTCTATCCATTGCAGTATTGCTTGCAAAACTACTCTTATTACCGTAATTTAGTAAGCCAATTCCAGTGAAATATGCCAATGGGTTGATTTGATTTTCATACAATACATCACGTATTGCTACACGATTTTTAATTGTAATGAATTCACCAGTAGTACCATTTAGATAACCAATGTTTGTAGCATTAGCAATCAAACCACGACGTGTACCTGCTGCCGCTAACCAAGGATAAGCAACTGTATCATTCTGTAAGAATGTATACAACATCATGTGACTTGATGGTACAACTGCGGGTGTTCCTGATAGGTCGCTTGTGATACCACTTGGATAGAATGTAGCCAAATATTCATCACGTGTTACCCAACCCTCTTCACCGGTTTCTGTAGCACCTGCTGCATTAGTTGCCCATTGAGTTAATCCTGTAGCATTATCAGCTAAACGCAATGGTGTATCACCAATGATATAACCTGTGTTATGGCGATCATTATTTAATACTACCATATCAGGTTGTAGTTCTGGATAACCAGGAGCTGCTAGTAGGTTCATGAAGTTATCTTCTTCACGAATTGTTGTATTAGTATTGATAGCAGCCTTTAGTGCCTCAACAACTAAATTACGTTGTGCCTTACGTCCCATATATGCAGAACCATCATTCTTCAATCCACTAACACTAACCCATGTATATGGATATTGCGGTAATGTAGTTGGAGCACCTACAAACGGGGGAGTTGGTAAGTTTGAATAATTTGCTTGTGTAAAATAATTCGCTTTAAATTGTTTTACATTATATCCTGATCTACGTGTGTTGAATAATAACATACCTTGTGGATATAATGCAGGATTAGGTGCATCTAAATCTACATAGTTGCTTGTTAATAATGAGTGAACAGGGGTAATAGGATCATTGACAGGGTCATTGCTTCCACCTGTATTATCTGTCCAACGTGCATCTGCAAACACTATACCGCTACTAGATACGTGGTCTGCGTTGTTGATAGATACCCATTGATTTACTCCGTTGACATTTTCCCAACGACTTAAATTTGGATAATTTTCTAAATCACCTGTATTCAACCATAAATCACCATATGCTAATGCTGTTTTACCATCACTTTGTGTTGTTGGTGTGTTAGGTTGTAGAATAACACCTAATGGATCAGTTGGGTTACCACTAGTAGTTGGGTGTCCAGTTAAATCATACTTAGTATTCTTATAACCTTTCCATTGAGTACCAACTTTAACCATAATATCAACTTCTGAAGGTGTGCTATAGAACCAGTTTGTACCATCTAATGGGTTAGAAGTAGGAGCACCTGCACTTGCAGTATATGTCAATTCTGCCCAATTTGATAATGCAGTATAATAACTTTTCGGTGCAGTATTATGTGCAAAAGACCCTGATGCACCGTATATTGCAACACCAGCTATACCCCCACCACTTACTGTTAGTGAAGTAACAACTAATTTCAAATCATTAATTGTAACTTGTCCGCCTAAATGATTACCGTAAATTGTAAAAGTATCACCTACAGTATAATTAGTTCCTGCAGTTGCTATGCTAACAACATAATGTCCTTGTGTATTTGTTACATTGAATGTAGCATTTTGAGCAGCTGGATTAACATGAGTTGCACTACCGATACTAGGATTCATGAAAGTAAAACTTCTCAAATAGCTATATCTTGCACCTACGCAATAACCAACTCGAAAACCTAACTGAACAAGTAAACCATTAGATATACCTGTTGCAGGATCTGCATCACTAAGATAGATATCTCCGCCTAATGTATGTGTTAGTTGTATTGCACCACTAGTAGTTACAGTTGCAGTTGTATAAGGAATCTGAGCAGCTGCCCAATCTAATAAAAATGTATTGCTACCCGAACCACTCATTGTAATATCATATGCCGCACTTCCTGCATTGCTATTAGGCATAGAAACAACAACTCTTAATACTGAATTTTGTGTAATTGCATATGAAGTGAGAGTACTTGTTACTACAGTAGGACCTGTTACTGTTCTTCTATAGAATATGATTCCTGATTCAGGATCTGCCTTTGTACCGCTGTCACCATTCGTACCAACCATTGCAAATATTGTATTTGCAGGAATCACTTGTCCACCTGTTGGATCTAAGTCTTGCATTGCTGACATTTCGTCAGTATAGATAGAAGTTGTCACACTATTGAATGATGCTGAAGTAGTACTGTACTTAGACAATACTAAATTCATACCTGCACCAGACACACTAGTTTTAATCCAAACACTACCACTTGGTCTTGGATTACTTTGACTACTTGTCCAAAGTGGCATTTGTGCGCTTGTACCGTATGCTACATCAGGTGCATAGTAATCACCGGGGGCAATACCTAAATCACTTAGTACAGTTCCAGTTTGTGTTAAAGTAATTTTATTTCCACTACCATATTCACCATAATATATTGATAGCACAGTTTCTGTTTGTGTATCTACTTCTGCATAAAGATCACCAATATTAAAACTATTGATCATTGTTGCTACATGTGCAGCATTATTGTTTGGTGAACCGGGAATAGTAATCGTTATTACTTGTGGATCATTACCTTGAATATTAATATTGAAAGTATTACCAGCAGTTAAATTATTACTATTTGCAGTAGTCGAACCTGCTACAGTAGCATAACTCATTTTCCAACCATGTGTTCCAACTTCTTGCCATAGATTATTAGGGTCTTTGTAGAAGTATGTAGCACTATACAATTGACCTTTAGTTGACTGAATTGGTACAACTGCATAATCACCGATATTACCAATTGTTTGTTTTGGGTACCATATTGGATGTGAGTCAGTACCACCTGTTTGAGTTAAATTATATGTATCATATATAACGATAGGTGTAATGGGATTGAATACGTTATTTGCAGCATCCAATTCAAAAATACCCCAAGTACTATTTGTTGTATCTAACCAGTATGTACCATCAGCAGGTGCACCAGCTGGACGAACCAACGTTCCAACTAAACTAGCTAAATCAACGTTAGCTCTTAAAATCCAGCATTGATTGGTTACACCCAATAATGAATAAGCAGCTAATAATCCGTATTCATTTAATTCATATCCATGAATAGGTGTTCCGCCACTTGTCTTGTAGAAGAAAGGTGTTCCAAATGTATTGACCAAATCTCTTTGACTTGTAATCTGATATAATTTGTTTGCGTTTGCAGCCAATGTTCCAGGTGCAATTGTTACGCCTGTTGAGTCAGCTTTGTTTGTTGCAGTAGCCAATAAGATAAGAGGGACTGAACTTGAAGCAGCAGGTAAATATGTACTTTGATCAATAATATCTACTTCTACGCCAGGTGAATTTAGTGCCATGTTAATTTCCTTTTAATTATAAGTTGTATAGATGTTCTATAACATACATATATTTAGTATAGGTACAAAAAAAAATGAGTTTTGACGTACCTTCCGAAGGTTATAAATAGTTTATGATCAGACCTTTATGTAATACATGCAATAAAAATTTTAAAGCAGTAAACTATAAGCGCAATGGTATCACACATTATAGAAGTTTATGTGATGAATGCGGGCGCAAGAAGAATAACTTAACAGCCAGAGTACCAAATTGGCAAAAAGCAGGATATAAGAAAAAACCCACATGTGATGTATGTGGGTTTCATAGTAGTTATGCTAGTCAAACGTCTGTATTTCACATTGACGGTAACTTGGAAAATGTGCAATATTCTAATTTAAGAACTGTGTGTTTAAACTGTATAGAAGTCATTAAAAGAAAAGATTTGACTTGGCGTAGAGGTGGTTTAGATGTTGATTATTGATCCAACTCTTTTATATAGATCATCAATAGAACCATTGTTTTCTAAGTGATAATCATAATCTAAACCAATACTGCTATATTCACTAGCATGTACCTTATTTTTTTCTAATTTTCTTTGACTTAAAGCCCACATTGCATTACCATTTGGACCTTTGTTGTACTCAATAGCTGCATCATACCATACGGGGTTTTCTCCCCTAGATACTCTTATTGTAATT